ACTCCAGAGCAGGCAGCAGCTCCAGAGCAGGCAGCAGCTCCAGAAGACGCAGCAGCTGCTGCTCCAGAGCAGGCAGCAGCTCCAGAGCAGCCTGCACGCAGCTGGCAGGAGACAATGGAATACCTGCAGCAGGTATCCCCTGAGGCCTACCAGCACGCCAGGGGTATGCACCGGGACTACACGCATAAAACAGAGCAGATGGCAGCACAGCGCAGAGAAGTAGAAGCTAAGGCAGAGCTGCTCGAGCAGCAGGAGGCACGCCTGCAGTCTATGATGGCAGCCCTATCTGGCACGCCTCCAGAAGAGCTGCCTGCCTATGATCCCTTCAATGCTGACTCTGTCATTGCCCATACGCAGCAGCGCATTTATGAGCAGCACATAGCGCCCCTGCAGCAGCAGGCAGCAGAAGAGCAGGCACGCCTGCAGCTGGCCACAGTCCAGCGCGAAAACTCAGATATATTTAACGATGCAGCCACGAAGGCAGAGCTGGTGACGTTCCTTAAAGAGCGTCCTGCCTACAAGCTGACAGATGCCATTGAAGTAGTGCGCGCCAGGGTGCAGACAAGAGCAGCAGAGCAGGCCACAGCAGTGCGCCAGGCGCAGCGCCAGGCCAGCAGGACTGCAGCAGTTACTGCCACAGCAGGGACCAGCAGACAGCAGGGCAGGCTGCGCAAACCAGCCAGGGCAGAGCTGCGCAAGATGACAAACGCAGAGATCATGGCACTGGCTAACGAGCTGGACAGGGGCAGGTAGGCTGTGGATAAGTCTATGGATATCTTGCACAGGCTGCGCCCCTCCAGATAAGATGCCCATATGAGCGGCTAACGAGGGGCACCCTGCACAGGACCTACTAAGCAGCTGCCCTGGCACCTATCCTGGCACGCCCAACACATAGACAGGCAGCAGAACATGGCAGCCCCCTCTTCAGTCAGCAGCACCACGCTGCGACTCCTCATTGATAAGCTGCAGGATAACAGCTTCATCAGCCACCCACTCTTCCGCGCTATTGAGGAAGCAGGCAACCTCAAGCGCGTCACAGGTGGACAGCGCGTAGAGCAGCCTGTGATCCTTGGCGAACAGTCCAGCGGACTTACGCAGGTTAGCAGTGGATGGGAACCTACCCCCCTCAACTTCTCTGATCCGTTCCTGACTGCTAACTTTGAATGGTGCGATATTATTGACCACGTTGGCCTGAACATCGTAGAGAAGACCAGCAACAAAGGCGACTTAGCACGGGTTAACATCTTGGAATCCAAGATTAAGAACCTCATGATCAATATGAAGCAGGCCATTACAAAGCGGATCTTTCAGGGACCCGTGGCTGCTACAGGCCCTGCTTCACGTCTGACAAACCTGCAGACCCTGAATGGGCTTACCACTGCCAGCAGCACTGGCTGGTTCGAGGGTGTTGCTTCAGGCAGCCAGGATAACGTTGTTGGCGGACTGGCTAAGGCAACCTATCGTGGCCAGAACTGGTACAATCAGTATCAGGTTTGCGCAGGTTCTACGCTGTCTCTGAATGACATTGACACCCTGTTCATTAACTGCATGCAGTTTAACCCTGATGGATCGCCTCCAGACCTGCTGTTCTTGTCTCCTGCCTGCTACGCAGCCTTTATGAAGCTGACGCAGGCGCAGGTGCAGTACGCCAGCACAGGCACTGCAGACCGTGATGACGGCATGGTAGCCAGCTTCAGAAACGCACGCGTGTATGTCGATAACCGGCTTGGATTCACTGCAGAAGCACCAGCCAGCCCTGTGAGCGGCTACGCGCTGACTTCATCACAGTTTGAAGTCTACACTGATCAAGATGCATTTTTCGAGGTGCACGATCCCATGAAGGTGCCAGGCACTGCCACTGAAGCCTGGCAGGTTCACACTCGCCTGCAGATCACTACCGGACGGCTGGCCTGCCATGGCGTCCTTATCGATGGAGAGGCATAATCATGGCTACGACTGATATCATTCAGTATTGCGAGTCCGGTGCAGACGTTGACGTCATGTCACGACGCAGCGTGCAGACCTTCATTGCCTCTGCTGGCATTGCTGCGCGTGATGCTGTGGCCTACGACTTCAGCCAGTCCGTAGACGGTAACAAGGCGCTCTACGTCCTGAAGTCAGACACTGGCACCGCTACTAGCAAGTGCTTTGCTGGCATTGCACTGGACACAGCAGCAGCTGGTGAGAAGGTGCGCGTTGTAGTGCGTGGCATTGCAGAAGCGAATGTAGATGGCAGCACGGCTGCAGGCAGCATCCTGCAGGTTGGCAGCACTGCAGGACGGCTTGACGTTCGCACTGTGGCCGTCAATGAAGGAGGCTCTGCCACCTTCAACCTGTTTGACATTGCCGCGCATGCCACTGAAGCAGACACTGGCAACGTCGCTACTGTGTTCGTTGTAGCGCGTCTGTAATCCATAGGGGGCTGCCATGAATCTGCAGGACTTACGTGCCTATTGTGGCAGTCTCTTGGATTATGATCCCGTCAATCCCACCTATACAGGCGAGCTTGACGGGTTCCTTAATGACGCGCAGCAGCGCATTTTAGGCGATAGAGCATGGGACTTTCTAACGACTGAAGACGTGCTGCAGGCGCGTGCTGATGTTTCGATATCATTGGGCTTTACCAATGGCAGCAGCTCAGTATCTGGCACAGGGCTGCCCATTGGCACAGCTGCCCTGCCTGGCAGCCCTTATGAGCTGGCCACTGCAGACGTGACTGATAGTGCAGGCCTGCAGGGCATCTACACTGTGCAATATGTGCAGAACGCCACAACCCTGCACCTTGACAGGCCATTTACAGGCGCTTCTGGCACGTATGCAGTCACCCTGCAGCGCAGGGACTTGCACCTGCCAGCAGACACTGCGCAGCTGATGGCAGTGCTGCAGGACGACGTAGGCTATCCACAGCAGGTGACCTTCCTCTCTAAGCTGGACAGGGACGCTTACGTGCTCGACCCTGACACAGAAGGCACGCCTGCCAGCTACTTAGAAGGGGAGTCTCTGTATGTGCCTGCACCGCGTGCTGTCAGGGGCGTATCAGCAGCCACAGTGGCTGCAGGCAAGGGAGTGCGCACTGTAAAAGTGTTCATGGTGAACGTGCGTGCTCCTGCCTATTACGGGTTCGATAGCTACCCTGGATACTCTGGAGGCATGGAGTCTGGATTGTCTCCATCTACAACCTTCAGCCTTACCAATGTGCAGGAGCTTGAAATAGCCCCTGATGTCATTGCCAGCAGCAGCGGACTATACAGGCGCTTCTATTTCACGTGTGAAGAGGAAGGCATCACTGCACCGCGCAGGCTGCGCAGCAGCTCTGGCACCAGCACGGTGCCCCCTGCAGGCCTGACTGCCTGGAAGCCGGATACAGCCCTGGCTACCCTCCAGAGTCAGGCCATAGACACAACCACTGTTAGATACAGGCGCACCCAATCAGGCGCGCACAGGGCTATGCAGCTCTATCCACACCCCAGTACTGACCAGCGCATGACAGCGCGCAGGCTGCTGGTGCCTCAGGACATGGAAGAGCTGCAGGACACTCCTGCAGTGCCTTCTGCCTATGCGCGCCTGCTGGCCTATGAGGCCATGTCTGCCCTTGCAATAAAGGCAGACCAGTCCGCTCTATCCGCAACATTTGAGCGTAAAAGAGCGCTCATGTTCAGGGGGATGGAGCAGCGATATTTAGGCAAGCCGTCAAGGCGTATCATTAAGAATGGCAGCTCTGCAGTGTTCCCTGCCATCTTCGGACCAATGACGTTTACATGAAAACTGAAACCTTCATCATTGCTGCAGCAGGTGGCCTGCAGGAGCAGCTGCCACAGCAGCCTGATAATGCAGAACGCATAGAGAACTGGACTCTGGACATGCGTAGCGGTGGCTGGAGCACGCGCATAGGCTATGAGCCCTATCGTTCTGGCAAGCAAGGGACCTGGCAGCCGTTCGATAGTGACGGGGCAGTGTATGGCCTGCACTGCGCACAGGGGCTGGCAGGAGGGGCACGCCAGCACATTCTCTACTGTGAGAAGGGCAATCTTAACCTGCTCTATGAAAGCCATTTATCAGGCGCACCCATAAAGCGGACACTGCAGGCAGGACGCAGCAGGCCTGCACCTACTGAACCAGGACCCACCTTCCTTGACACTCCCCATGGCACCATTGTCTGCAATGGCTACGATAGGCCAGTCTTAGTGCGTCCATGGCCATTAGGGGATGCAGCAGAGTCTGCTGCAGCGCTGTCTATGATTGTCCGTCCGTTCGGATTTGAGAGCAATCCAGCTACGCCACAGCCGCGCAGGGTGCAGACTATGGCTAATGCAGTGGCCAGCTCCATAGCCACTGGAGGGGGCAGCACTACGCTATGGTGCCTGGCAGATGCAGAGGCCATTGCAGA